TGACAATCTTAGCAGAACCCTGCTCGGTTGGCATAAGAACTAGGTCGGCTAGTGTGGGATCAAGGGCAGATAGTGCCATATCCGTAATAGCCTCAGAGTTAACACGACCACCTTGGTCGTTTTGTAGGACTTGGTATAAACCTGCTAACATCTTCTCAACCTTTTCTGGGTCATCGTAAGTGGAGTTAAAGCTCACAGTAATGTCCATCTCGCCCTCGTCTTCCTTCTTGGTGAACTGGACTGGCTCTGGATTACCTGTGACACGTAGGAATAGTTCCTCTGGGCCATCTAGTTTCCATGTCTCGTAGGTCATCTTCAACACGTTCTGGACGTGCGATAGGTATTGACCGATGTTGTGCTGTTGTAGCTGGACACTTAGAGGGTCGTTAGGGTCTTGCCCTGCAATCTGATTAGCCTCATCTACTAGTAACTTCTCTAGGTTGAGGTTAGGTGCAAAGCTAGATGGTCGATCAATATACTCTGGCTTACGTCCTGTAGGCCCACTGATCACGGCACCAGGCCCCATACCAGAAGCATCTACACCTGCTGGTGCCCAGATAGTTGGGCTGATGCTCCAACCAGACTCGTCCATGTAACTGTCACGTAGGGTCTTTTGGTTCTTCTGTGGCGCACGTAGTAGCTCTGGAAGTGTGATACCATCGTATAGTGTCTTACCTAGTGAGGTCTTGGTAATGACGACAGGGTAGTTCTTACGACCACTTAGTAGCACACGCTTGGCTACATTGGGTGTTCCGTCCTGTTCCGTCATTTCTGGACACCACACAGTTAGGTAAATGCCTTCTGCGTTGTCAGAGTCGTCTATAAGACGTTCAAATGTTAGGGCAACCTCGATTGTATCCCTAGCTCGCTCATTAGTAATACGAGCAATACGACCAATGCGGCGGTAGCTCTGAACGCTATTGGGGTTGTAGAACTTGCTTTGGTCAATACCACGGTGGTTTTCAATGACGTAGTTAGCCCACTCTTCGTCCCAGCCCTCAGAGCTAACACGATTCAATATCTCTTGTGCCGACATAAGCATCCGAATGTGGATACGTGGTGCGTCTTGGTAGTTTACCGTATAAGCAGGTAGGATAACGTCCGCATCTGGCATAAGCGTCCGAACGTCTGCCTCAGAGTTTTCCTTTACCGTGACAGGTATCTCTGCTACACCAGACTTACGCAGTTGTCGTAGAGCCTTCTTGACTCGTGCTTCGTTAAGCTCCCAACCTTCCACGCTGTTGAAAAGCTCCATGGCTTCATCAACTCTGTCTTCGTCCATCCAAATCTCTGCTAGCTCTGGTAGAGTCTCAGCAATCTGGTCAATGTCAAATAGCTTGAGGTAGCTTTGCTTCTTAGCCCTCCAGCCGCAGTATGTAACCATCAGCCCCGTCTCGTCACCATAGTAACCAGATAGCTCCATCTCTTGTTGGAAGTTGGGGATACCATTGTCTCGTAGCCAACGTAGGAACACAGATACCTCTGTTGAACGATCTACGTCAGAAGACTCACGTGGGTATGCCCGGATGGTGGACTTACGTAGGGCGTTGGTGCGTAGAGCATCGTTATTACGAATCTTCTGCTTTACCAAGAACACCTCAGTGTCACTTGCCCCTTCATGTGGGAATGCGCCCTCACCTTTCTTGAGGTCAGAGGACTTGCCTTCCCACGCGCAGTTAATGACGTCTCGGTTCTTTTCGCATCGGTCTACGTATGCACGTAAATCATCGACGTCGTCATTATACGTCTGCTTGAAATTGTCAAAATCGAAGTCCTCCGAGAAATAGATTTCGGGTTCATCCGAACGGTCGGAGTATGATTGTGCCATTGTCGTCATTGTATCATATTACCTTGCGCTCAAGCTTTTTCTCATTTTAGATAAAATGGGATAGATGTGATTGTCGTTCACACCTAGAGCATCGCACAACTGATTTGATGTCATTGGTTCTACTGATCCTGATAGTTCTTTCTTTACGCATTCGATCTTAGACCAATATGCGGAATGCCTAGATACAAACCCAGAATTTACGTCTTCCTGTCGTGTATCGACCATATCTACTTAATCCACTTGTAAAAGAACTCTCCGTCCTCTGAACCACGCTCTGCCTTGTGGATGGTGCGAGGATTGTCCAGAACGGGCTTGCGATTCTTGGGCACCCCTACCCTCACCTTAACCTTTCTCTCCAAATCCTTGGCAAATATGAAGCGTGGATTAGCTGTCTTAAGTGGTAGCACTTGCACCTTCACAATGTCCACCGTAGCCGTCTCAATAGCCTCCATCTCTTTCTCAAAGAAAGCTAGTATCTTCTTAACCCCAGAGGGTAGGATGTCTTTGCCATCCATGTCGGACTCATTACACACTTCCTTACGCACACGCCCAATGTGCATTGCGGTCTTACCTAGTTGTTCTGCTAGTTCTTTTGGTTTCATAATTTAGTATCCTCCTGTAGTTCGTCTGATAACTCCTATAGATTGAGAGTCGTAGTGTTCGGGGCCTTCTCCGTGGTTCGCCATACGCAAATAACGGAGGGCATCGATAAAGTCCTTGAGTGGTTCGTCCTTCTTGCCCTGCGCTCCGTAGTTCAAGATGGAGTATATTAGGTTGCCACAGGACTCGTGTATTTGTATGATTGGTCTGTTGGCTGCATCTATCTCGGCATTGGGGTTATACTTGAACCACTCGTCTAGTGCGGCTAGTCCCATGTTCTCGTTCCTACCATCTGACGGCACAAAGTGCATATCGTGGTCTGCGAACTGGTCAAATAGGTCAACGTTGTCGTCATTCTCACTAGCAAAGAAACGGGAGTCTCCTATGCGCTCAAAGACACCGACGTCTAGCTCTTCCTCTACTTCGTCAAATAACTCAACATACCCCCTTACGTCATGCCCAATCTTCTTAGATGCAGGGCCAAACTTCCATTTGGGATCACCGAACTCTGCCCAACGTCCGTGTGTCTGCTCATCAGGCCACTCTCGTAGCACAGTCACATAGCCATGTTGGTCTACTGCTGCCCATATGGAGACATAGTTCCTTGCACCAGCAGGGTCAACCACCTGGTAAATGGTGTGTGTTTCTGGGCTTAGGTCGGGTAGCTCTGAGCAAACGTGGACATTTGTGCTAAATAGCGGGAACAACGTGGTCATTGACTTGACCGGGATGCCGTAGGCACGGGTAAGTATCTGCTCCCTAGGGCTATGTTGTAGCTCTTTCCTAATGCGCTCATAGCCACCGAAGGGGTTCAAGGCACTATGGAAGTAGACAATACCAGCGTCCTTCTTGTGATTGACTTGGACAAAGGGAACGTCCTCGTTGTTTAGTAGCTCTGCCTTTCTCGTCTGCAATGTCTCCGCATCCTTTAGGTATGAGGCTACGAAGGGTGTGTGACCATCAATAGGGGTAAAGCTAATGAGCAACTTAGAGTTACGTGTAGCCAAACGGAAGCGCATGGTCTCAACCAAGTCGCCGTCTTCTAGGTATTCATCGAGCCACAGACCAAGGTTGTGCCACTTTGGTGTCTTACTGCCTAGTTCCAAGCCCTCAAACTTACCACGGTTGGCTATGAACTGGGAGTAAGTGTGGAAGTAAACGGTTGAGCCATTTGGTAGAATGAAGGATGCACCAGTAAACCCGTTCTTGTGGGTGAAGTTCAAATACTCCATCTCCGACTTCGACTTCTTCTTGAACTCTGGAGGTAGGTAGCGGAATACAGCTCGTTGTTGTATGCGCACAGATGCATCAGCATCTTGAGCAAAGCACACAATCTCTGAGTTAGGGTTAGACAACGCCGCTTTGACCACAGCCCTAGAGCTAAACTCTGTCTTTGAACTACGATTGCCACCATAGATCATAGTCGTTGAGTAGTTACCTAGGCTATGCTCTGCGTGTTCCCAAGGCTCTAGGGTAAACCCGGAGTTCAAGGGGTCTTCCTCTGATGCCTCAATACGCTTGTGATACTGCTGATGCCATTGCTTTAGTAGCTCCTTGTCCGCTTGAGACCCATTCGCAAGTAGGAGTATCTCTTCGTCTGTAGGACGTTCGACGATGGGGTGGGTTTGCCATTCTAACTCAGCCATTACTTCAATATCTTTTGCTTAACGTGTTGTCTTTCTCTGCGGTGCTGGGAACGCTTACGCCACTTCAAGTGCTTCCACCACTCCACTTTCTTTACCAACCAACTACGACTCACCGGAAACTACCTCCGCATCAATGGCCGTAGCCCTCATTTGTTTCAACCGTTCTCTAGCTGCTGAAGCTGTGTCTTCTATGTCAGCGTCAGTGATAACCTTCTCTTCCCTGGTGATCTGAGAAGCCTCACCACGTGCCGTCATGCTTTGCCTATGACTTACCTCAAGTATCTTGTTCTTCGCTTGTAGAGCCTTAGAGAGGGCTTCAACGGCCTTCCAGTCTTCCTCTGCCTCTGCCCTAGCAATACGCTCCATCGTGTCACTTAGACCCTCTGAGGTGTCCATATAGATGCCACCACTAATCTTACCCCCCTCTTCCTTCCAGTCACCAATGTGGTCGCACCAGTCTGACTTCAACCTATACACCGTGCTAGTAGCACAACCAGTAAGTTCTAGTATCTTCTTACCACTTGTCCCAACCGCCAGGAGCATTAAGACCTCTTGAGCCTTAGCAGGGTTACAGACGGTCAAAGGGGGTCTACCACTACCACTAGGCTCCCAAGCCTTCACAAAGGCATTGACGGACTCAGAGATGGAGTTTGATAGGTTAGCTAAAGTTTGTTGGTTTTCTTCACTCATCGTGTGTTGTTATGTCTTTCGCCCACTCCCCCATACGTTCAGTGAACAAATCCTTGTTGTTAATCTTTCCAAATTTAGCTGGTAATGCCTCATTCGCATAGTGGGTCATATACCACTCCATAAAGGAAGCATAGAACCTACGGGTGGTAGCCTCGGCAGGTTGCTCTGTCTTCTTAGCCTTCATTTACCAGTTCCTTCCCCATACACTATACGAGTTTTAACAAAACCCTTCTTGCCCTCCGTCCCCTTGGTCTTACCAGACCATTTAATTTGAGACCAGTTCTTACCCAACCTCTCGTCGTCCCGATTCAGTTGCCTTGGTTGTGAGCCTTTAGTTGACATAATCCAATCCATATCACACTTTCCCCACCTTGTCAACCCCCCAACTGTGACACAACGTGACACCCTGTCACACCAACTGTGACACCATGTCCCATATTCTGTCACACCCAATATACCCCAAATTCCCTAAACCCTTGTATTACCATAACATAACAAAGACCAATACAAATTGGCACGATTCCTGCTAGACTATATACGTAGACACAGAACAACCATCGGAGCA